CCGACCTCGCCAGCGTTGTTGAGGCGTGTATGCCTTCACTCAATCGGCATGGCATTGCGGTTATCCAGCCGCCCTATGACGACGAAACGGGCAGCTACGTCAAGACGATCCTCATTCATGGCGAAAGCGGCGAGACGCTGGAATGTCGCGTCCCGCTGATTATCCAGAAGAACGATATGCAGGGCTATGGCTCCGCCGCCACCTATGCGCGGCGGTACGGCCTAATGGGCATGGCCGGAATTGCACCGGAGGACGACGATGGCAACGCCGCTGCAAAGGCTGCGCCGAAGCAAGAGCGCACACCAGACCGCCCCAAGTTTGACAGCGCAGCCGCGAAATTTCGCATTGTCTCCGCAATCAACAATCAATCCACAAAGGATGGCCTGTTGTCGCTGTGGAATGCCGAAGGCGATGCGCTCAAGGCAATGACTGATGCAGACTATGAGGACGCCAAAGCCGCCCGAGATGCCAAAGGCATTTCATTTAATACGCCGAAAACCCCAGACAGCGAGAACCCGTACCACCCCGCCGGACCAGACGTAGGTGACGGCCATCAAGGCGATGGAGGATATTGATATGAATGATATGACCCCCACCATCGGTCACAACAACCCGCCTGATCCTATTGACGCAATCAACGAAGCCTACACCAGCGAGCGCGAGGAGTCCGAAAACTGGACCGATGGCACTCCCGTTGAAAACGATGCCCAGATGGACGAAGTGGACAAGCTGCGCAAGGCAATGCAGCAGTGCCGCCTTGAACTTGAGGCGGGGCAGGAGAGCGCCGTTAAGCCCCTTCGTGATGCCACAACGGCAGAGCGTGACCGCTGGAAGCCTACCATTGCGGACGCCAAGAGGATCGAGACTTGCCTTGTCAAAACGGTAGACGCTTTCAAACAGCAGCGCGAGGCCAAGCGCGTAGCTGCGGAGCGCGCCGCATGGGAGGAAACCAACCGCCTGCGCCGTGAGGCTGAGGAAAAGGCGCGCAAGGCTGATGCGTCTAACCTTGAGGCTCAACGCGAGGCGCAGGCGGCACAGCAGGCGGCACTAGACGCAGAGAAGGCCGCGCGCACCATCGCCAAGGACACGACCAAGAGAATGCGCACCGTCAAGGAAACCGTCGTTGTGGATGCCGTTAATCTGGCCCGCCACCTATGGGAACATGACCGCGAGGCTCAACTGGAGTTTCAGGCTGACCGCGCCCGAAAGCTGGGCTTGGACATTGCTGGCGTTGTGGAGATCCGCACAAAAAAGGTGGCGTACTGATGAAGCCCTACCGCGCCATCACCCCCGAACACGCAAAGAGGCTTGCAGATATGCTTGTTGGTTTGCAGTTGCCGTTTTCGCTGACGATTGGCGACGGTGACGCGCGGACGCTATCGCAAAACGCTTTGCTGCATAAGTGGTTTGGGGAAGTGGCGCGGCACTTCGGGGATCGTGGCGCGGATCTTGTAAAGGGTGAGTGCCACCACCGCTATGGCCTGCCGATCAAGCGCCGGAATGAGCAATTCGCATGGGTTTGGAAGCAGACTGGCGAAAAGCTGACCTATGACCAGCAATGCAAATATCTCGCCAGCGGCACGCTCAACATATCCAGCGGAATGACGGTGAAGGAATTGACGGAGTACATGGACGCGATGAAAATTGACTATGCGGAGCAGGGTGTTTTCCTGACTGATCCCGAGCTGCGCGGAATGGAGCAGAGATGAAGCGCACCAGCTTTACCAGCACCCGCAAGCCAATGAAGCGCAAGGCCAGCAAGCCACGCACACGCAAGAGCGCCAGCGGGCCGCTAGAGGACGCCGTGTACTTCTCTTGCGTCAAGTCCCTGCCGTGTTGCTGTTGCGGATCTGCGGGGCCGTCTGACGGACATCACTGCATGGACAGGCCACCCGCTGACGTGTCAGTGTATCGCTACTTTGGCGGCATTGCTGACAGATCGGCAGACTTCGACGCTATCCCGCTTTGCAGGGAGTGCCATGATATGTTTCACCGCAATCATGGCGAGTTTGCAAGGAGGTACGGGCCGGACTACCAACATATACCAGCGACCCGCGCGGCGCTTTCACATATGGAGATTGATTACTGATGGCAAGACGCCCCCCATCCGTTGCCAAGCGTGACGCAAACGAAGTCGAGATATTCGCAGAGCTGCGCGCATGGGGGCTGTCTGTCTGCGCGATGGATCTGCCTGCCGATGCACTGATAGGCTACGGGGGCCGCTCGTACCTTGTCGAGATCAAGACGCCCAAAGGCAAGCTGACAGGGCCGCAGGAGACGTTCTTGGAGACATGGCGCGGGGACCATACCATTCTGCGCACGATAGAGGATGCGACCGCGTTTGCGCGTATGGTGAAGGGGTTGCCATGATGTTCCTGCGAAAGTCTGTTGACTGACAAGAAAAGATTGCTTAAAAAAAGACGACGGCGCGACCTAGCTAAAGATCCGCGCCGTCTTGAGATGCACAAACTTTGGCGGGTTTGACGTGCATCTGACGAAAGATATACCGACTATCGGGCGCGCTTTCAACAATAAACCCCCTGATTTTTGACGGTTTACAATAAACCGACGCAGCTTTGCCCTATGCGCTCTGAGCAATGGGATATGATCTGGGGCCATCACCCGTCCCTGCGCCATCCGGTCCTAACTAGGCGGCGCGAGAAATGCGAAACATAAACCCCGATAGGTGCCGCGCGTTGCGGTAGGTGTACGAGAGAAATCACACCGGGCAGCGGCTGGCCACCGATAAAAGGCATCGCATGGATACAGATCAGGAGGGTTAGGTGCTGCTCTGTATATCGGGGGCAGTAACGGGTGTCGGGCTATGTCTAAAGCAAATGCCAGTCATAAAATAAAGGGCAATCGCCAATAAAAAAGCGCCGCGACTGTTGACAAGTGCGCGGCGCTAATTGATAGTAAGGGTGCGACCAAGCAGCCCATAAAGGATTTATATCATGGAAATCGAAAAAGTAAATGTCACTCCTGCTATGGCTCAGGAATGGTTGGACCTATCAAATCTGAGCAACAGGAGTATTTCACAACATACGGTCAATAAGTATTCTTCGGATATGAAGGCTGGAAACTGGAGAGATATACATCAAAACGTAATTGCGTTTTATGATGGCGGAATTTTGGCAGATGGCCAGCACAGACTTTCGGCGGTTGTGCGCGCAGGAGTCGAAGTGGAAATGTTTGTCGCGACTGGGCTTAGCAAGACAGATGGCAGTGTAATTGACCAAGGCCGCGCAAGGTCTGTTTCGGATGCGCTAAAGATTGGCGGTCTGGTATCCATAGAAAAATATCATCGACATGCTGTAGCTATTGTCAAATTGATTAGGCATGCAGAAGTCGGAAGCATTGGAACAATGACCGTAAAAGAAACAGCGGACGCAGTTGAGTGCATTGCGGATGCAATAAACTATTCATCAAGTTCTTTAACTGGGCTTGCGGGTAACGGTCTGAAAAGCAGCATAACAAGGGCTGCTGTTGCAACCGCGTATTGCAACATGCCTATCAATTTGGTTGACAGAATTTGTCGTATATTGACCTCTGGTATGCCGGAGGGCGGAAATGATGCGGTAATTATACGAGCTAGAAACTACATGATTACACATGGGGCGAACCGTGGTGGCCCAGATCGTGTAAAATCTTACAGGGTGTTGCTGCGTGCCTTCCACGCGTATCAGAAAGGAACAGACATTAAAATTCTTCGTGTTCCTAGTGATAATTTTATGACAATGGGGATTTTCCATGGCAAATGATGGGCGTAAGCACATGCGGCTTGCAATATCAGCCGCAGACTATGAGAAATTCAAGGCATCGAAGGCACGTGTAGAGGACGCGGGCAAGGTCGTTATGACTGATCCTCAGTACGCGGTGCAGCTTATAAAGTGGGCGCTTCGGGATGATTGAAACTCCTGCCGACATACTGAGCCACCACGCGGACGCTGATGCTGTTGATAGCTTTATATCCTACCGCAAGAGGCACAAGCGCGCTGCCCTAACAGAACGAGGGGCGGCGCTACTCGCCAAGACGCTGCGAGAGATCAACGCAGATGGCGGAGACGCTACCGAGGCGCTGGACATAGCGCAGGAACGCGGATGGCAGACAATCAAGAAAGAATGGTACTGGAATGACAAAAACGGGAACACAGGTGGCAACGCGGGCAATCGCAACACCGACGCCACGACACGCGCAATCTCTTTCGCCGGACCAGCTAGACGCACACCGTCAGCGGATAGCTTTTGATGTTGAGGTAATACTAGACGGATACTGGAATGACCGCCCGCCGGAGAATGTAAAGGCTGGCATCCTCGCAGACTGGGCCGACACGCTGGAGGACTGGACGCAAGAGCAGATCCTCTATGCCCTGCGCAAGTGGCGGAATGAAAACCCAAGCCGCAAGCCAAACCCCGGACACATTCTAAGCATCTTAAAGATGATGCGCGGCAAGGCCGAGGTGAAGCGCAACCCGCCTGCCCCTGCCCCGCATATCGAGCGCCACCGTGCAACTGCGGATGAGGCTGCGGCCATCATGGCAAACGCAGGCTTTGCACCGAAACGATTTAACGACGAAAAAAAGGGAACCACACAATGAGCGACACACAGACACAGGACGCCAGCTATTCGGTCACGGCGGGCGAATTGCGCGCCTTCGTGGAGCGGATTGAGCGGCTTGACGCGGAGAAGAAAGACTTGGCCGAACAGGCGAAAGAAGTCTATGCTGAGTGCAAGGGCCGTGGGTATGATACCGCCGTAGTGCGCAAGGTTATCGCCCGCCGCAAGCGTGAGGCCGACGACTTGGCTGAAGAGGCTGCGGTTTTGGAAATGTACGAAGACGCATTGAACGGAGGCAACTGATATGCAGATTTTAATGATTGCGGGCAATGTCGGGAAAGACGCGGTTCTGCGCCGCACGGGTTCCGGTGATGCGGTTCTGGGCTTCTCTCTGGCTGTGGACAACGGCAAGGACAAGAACGGCAGCAAGCGCGACAGCACATGGTACGATTGCAGCGTGTGGGGCAAGCGGGCAGAGGCGCTGGAAAGCTACATCACCAAGGGCAGCAAGCTGGCCCTGACAGGACGCCCCACGGCCCGCGAACACGAGGGCAAGGTCTACATGGGCATTTCCGTGAATGAGCTGACGTTCATGGGCGGTGGCTCGGAAAATTCAGGCGGCGGCAACCAAGGCGGGCAATCCGGCGTGGGCTATGACCAAGGCGGCGGATACGGCGGGAAGGAGAGCGGCAACCGTGATCTAGACGCAGACCAGATTCCGTTCTGATGGAAACGTGGTCCGAAATAAACGACCGCCATGCACTGGAAAAGGCCGAGGCCATGGCGTCATTGCGTGACGCTGGCCTGACCCAAACGCAGGCGGCTCAAAAGCTGGGCATCCCGCTAGGCCACCTCAACAGCTTCATCGCCCGCAACGGCATACCGTGGACGCCAGCAAAGCAGGGCAAGCGGCAATAAAGCGTTGCAATATTGGTGGAAAATCGCCAATATCACGAGGCGCGGCTAGGGGGATACCCCGAACATCGGACCTCCCCCGACCGCCGCGCGCATTTCAGGGAGCAGTGACGAGGAGATCACACAATGCAGATCCAAGAAGGTAAATTCTACAAGACACGCGACGGCCAGAAGGTCGGGCCGATGGTAAAGTCGGGGATCCTCTATGGCTTAATTAGTGGCGGTATCTTAGAATACTATGAAAATGGTCAAAAGTCTCATGTGTATGATATGGATGACGACATCATCGAAGAATGGACCGACACCCCCACAATCTGGGAAGACATGACGCGGGAGGAAAAGGGCGCGCTGTTGCTGGCGGCATTTGAGGGGAAACGAATTGAATGCATTAGATTGGATCACCACACGTCTTGGTATGAAACATTATCACCACAGTGGGACGGCGAACTAGCCTACCGCGTCAAGCCGGAACCAAAGCGCGAGACGGTGAAGCGAAGCCTGCGCGGCGCAAAATTTATGGGGTATGTCGCTATTGATATGGTAGACGACGCGCCTCAATGGGACACAATGCGCCCTTGGGACGACAGCATGGAGCGCCTGACATGACGGTAAACCGCTGGCACGCAAACGCAGACCCACGCCTGCGTGACGCCGGAGATACCATCGACGCGCACCAGCGCCGCGTGACAACGCTGTGCCTGTCCCTAGCCGCTCATATGGGCCACCCGCTATCCGGCAGTGATCTACTTATCGCAGCGGCAAACCACGATGAGGCCGAGCGCGTACTGGGCGATATGCCTTCACCAGCCAAAGCGCGGTTTGCGGCACTGGCAGACGCCTACGCAAGTGCCGAGCGCGTTGTGCTGGAAGAAATGGGCCTGACGTGGACGCTGACCGCCAAGGAGCAACAAATGCTGCACCTCTGCGACCGCCTAGACGCCTTCATGTTCGCTATGAGCCGTGGCGTCACAGGGCAGGAATGGGACGAGGCGCGGATATGCATCAACGTTATGTCCGACAAGTTCAACGCGCGGGATTGGGCCGTGGCGCAGATGGAGGCGGGGATATGAGCATTATCCGCGAGGAACGCATAGGCGATTGTGTTTTGTATCAGGGCGATTGTTTGTCTATTATGCCGATGCTTGGGAAGGTGGATTGCGTGGTGACCGATCCTCCGTATGGAACGGCTGACGCATGGCAAGGCGGCTTCTCCAAATCAAGCGGATGGGCGCGGCACTGTGCCATGAAATCCAAGCGGAACGCATGGGACTCAGAAAGGCCAAGCAAGGATTGTTTTGATATGATGTTGGCTATGTCAAAAGACCAAATCATTTGGGGCGGTAACTACTTTGCGGACCTACTACCACCCACGATGCGCTGGCTGTGCTGGGATAAGTGTCAACGAAATTTCACGCTTGCAGATTTTGAACTTGCTTGGACTTCACAAAACAAAGCGGCCCGCGCGTTTAATCTTTCACGTACACAGGCGGCTAAAGACGGTAAAGACAATCACGCCACGCCAAAACCAATCGCCCTCATGGAGTGGTGCCTCGGATTCCTGCCGGACGCCGAAACCATCCTTGACCCCTTCATGGGCAGCGGCACAACCCTCGTCGCCTGCGCCAAGCTGGGCCGCAAAGGCA